GAAACCAGCGTGGAATGAGCAGATGCGCGCAGTAGAGCTTGGTCGCGTAGCTAATAACTTGCAACCACTGGACAAGCAATGCGATTTGTTCGGCTTTTAAGTCTCGCAGTGTGTTGTATACTATACCCAGGATGCGCCGGAATGAGCCAACTAACAGGATGGCAACCGGCGCTCGACCACATGACAGATAAACAGCCGGGATTGATTGCTAAGAACATGCGCGAATGCCAGATAGTCGCAGCAGCGTATACCGGAATCGGAGTTGATGAGGTTTTGTACGGACTTGGCGGCGGTGCGACTCTCGGCGCTGTAGCTGGGCTTGGGATAGCGAGCGCACCTGGAACAGCGATAGGTTCCGCGCTTGGCGGAATGTCTGCGCTGTTCAATTCCGGCGAAATCTATCGGCAGGTGTTCTCTAACTGTCTGCGCGGACGGGGGCATTCTCCATTAAATTGATAGTCCGCAAGTGGTCTGAATACCCAAAAGAAATTTATCCTGGCGATCCGTGGCTAATAGGATTCGCAGGAAAACTTGTTTCATTTTTAATCGATAACATCTTGTTACGGAGTGAGCATGATTTTTAGATACCAATTGACAAAAGACCAGTTCCAGCGATTTGTACTAGACCCTGAAACGACCGCAGAAATTAACCTTCAGTCCAAGCTTATCGGCGTCAAGGTAGAAGAACACGCATGCTTTCTGGATAACGCAGTTACGCAATGGACGTTTAGCGGGACGTGTGAAGGCGGTGCGGCACTGTTTCGCTATGGTGATGGCGTCACGGAACGCTATGAAATCGTTATCCGCGTTGACAAGGCTCCGTGGTATCTGCCGCGATTTGTTCTCGACATGGGATTCCGTAAGGCTCTCGTATGAACATTGACCGTATAGGCGTATGCGACTACTGCGCAGTGTACGGCAATCCGCAAGCTGGCGGTATGTGCGCCGCGTACCGCGAATGGCGCGAATCGGCTTGTGAACAGTGTGCAATGGTATTTATTAACCAACGAACAGAACCAGAAAATCATGTCAACACTAAACCAATGCGCGTGCCGCGGATGTAAGCTCGAAATACTTGGCAAGGCTAGACTCCAAGTTACTGAACGAGCGCTTTACTATATCTCGCACGCAATGTACGAAGAATCAGAAGTACACTCGGCGGAAATTACCGGAAAAGGTGACGGACTGCTAGAGGCGCGTGAAATCTTAGACAAGATGATTGCAGAGGTTAATGATGCCTAGGCAAACATTCTACGTCATCCTGTTTCTCGTTATTGCAAATGTAGCGTACTCGTGGTGGATTTACAGCGACAGCCTGTCAAGAGACCATTTGATTATCGACGGTCTTGGCGGCGCTATCCTTAAGCAGCAAGAACAAATAAACAACAAGACGGATAAGATATACCTATGACTACCGTAGCGTACGATGGGAAGTATATTGCCGCTGACAAAATGGGCAACAATGACGGGCTGGCGGTTGTCACCAAGAAGCTGCACCAATTGGAAGACGGGCGCATCCTGGCGTTTGCCGGAAGCTTTAACGCTGCTTTAATGGTTATCGACTACCTTAATGGGTACGGCGCAGAGCCGGGTCCGGAAGACCTTGAAGAATTTAGCGCCATTATCATCGACTACGATGGTACTGCGAAACTAATGCAGTGTTCGCTTCAAACTATCGAAATCTATAATCCGCACGCTATCGGTTCCGGTCGAGACTTCGCGCTTGCCGGTATGGCTCTAGGATTGTCGCCAGTGGATGCTGTAAAGCTCGCGATGGATTTCGATATCAATACCGGAATTGGCGTTGAAGCGTACGAAATCATGCAGGATGATACATACGATACGCTGTTAGACCAAGATGAACCTAGCTGTATCGAAACATTCCTTGGGCGTCTCGGATTAAAGCCTAAAAAGGAAAAGTACGTGCCGATGTGTCAGTTCGTGGCGCGTAAACTAACAGATGAAGAAATGAACATGATGGCAGAGGAAAGCACTGATGATTGAGTTTGTGGGCGTTTCACTGATGGTTGTTTGCTATCTCGGTACGTGGGCAGTTGTAGTTAAAAAGGCGTGTTCATGCCATGAGTAATGATTTCAACGATTTCAACGACGCGTGGGCAGGATATGGGGACCATGACGACAACTTTAGCACGGCTGCGAAGTTTTGGGATATTGCGCTCAGTGTAGCCGAGAAAAAGCTGATGGAACGTCGCGAGGATTTTATGAATGTTGCGGCTCCTCCAGGAATCGGGACAGGGCTTTCGATTGCTTCTGGTATCGTTGCTTCACTGATTGATTGCTATGGCGACTAAACCAAACCTAGAAAACATCGAAGGCATTAAGCGTGCATGCTTTGATGCAGACTTTTCAGTTGAGCAAACCGCGTATGTACTGGCTACCGTTCAGCATGAAACAGCCGGTACGTATTCACCAATCCACGAATACGGAGGAACGTCCTACTTTGAAACGCACTATGGGCGCGGTACGCGCGTAGGAAAGGCTCTAGGAAACACACAACCTGGAGATGGCGCTAGATACCACGGGCGCGGTTATGTGCAACTCACAGGGCGCATAAACTACCGCCACGCGGGCGAAAAGCTCGGGATTCCGCTAGAGGATAATCCAGACCTTGCCGTTCAGCATGAGTACGCGGTTAGGATCCTCGTTCAAGGATTCAAAGAAGGATGGTTTACCGGGAAACGGATAAGCGACTACATCAGCGTAGGACGTAGGGAACTTTTGAACGCGCGGCGGTGTATCAACGGAGTTGACCGGGCTCGGCTTATCGCTGGCTATGCAGAGTCGTGGATTGAAAAGCTCAAAGAAGTGGAGTAGAAAATTACTATGAACGACATGTCCGCATTCCCGATACCAGAATCGTATGAGTTCGTTCCAGAGAAAGGTATGACACTACGCGACTACTTCGCAGCGAAGGCGATGCAAGCGATTATTGCTAACTCATTAAGCTATTACCGTACAAACGTCGCAGAGTGGGCATACGAACAAGCCGATGCAATGCTGTTAGAGAGAAACAAGCGATGACAGAAGAAAGCAAAGCAATCAACCTGACCGGGCGTCTTGTGACGTGCGTGTGCGAGTCAGTCTACCAGGACCAGACATACGGAAAAGGAAAGCGGTGGGCTAATCAGAAGCTAGGCGACAAGAAGAAAGGTGACTTCGTGTGTACTCAGTGCGGGCGATTGCATAAGTGTACGTAGAGTCTCGCGCGCTACACATAAGCACATCTGACTGTACATTCTGACGAAAAAGGCGCACACTTATCCTCAGTGGAAGGGGGAAAGGCAATGAACGCAACAACTTACATTTTCGAGACATCCGGCGAAGCGCGTGACCTGGCTGTAGAGCTTGAGCGCAAAGGATTCGAAACGGATGTCATTTATGTCGCGCACGCTAACCATTACGAGGTTAGGGTTTACTGATTACACAATAGGCTTTTCTTGCAGGATGTCGGATATCGTCTTCAGCTTGTACATATCCGGCTTTCCGCCGTCTATGACATCCTGCAATTTCTCACCAGCAAGTACGCGCTGCCACTTCGCCTTACTGCCAACAATCCGCGCTGCTTCCTTTTCGTCGAGCGTCTTCAGGTACTGAATCGCTGATTGCTTCGGCCCTGGCTTGTCATAATTCGGGTCCAAGTCTTCTCTGTTCAATAGTTTACACTTGCACCACGGATGGTACGCAGGCACAGGCGCCTTGCCCTTAACGTAGATTCCACGGCCTAATCCTGTCGGGTTAGCCATCAAGTGTACGTCGCATACATCTGGCGTATGGCCAGTACCGGCACGCACTTGGACGTACTGAACCCGGTCGTCTGCCGCAAACTCACGCGCTAACGCTTGGCTGTACGCACGATGCGATTCAGTCTGCGCCATGCGGTTCGCCATGTAGCGCATCTTTTCTTCGTACGCAACCCGGATCGCATTGTCGCGCGCCGGACCGGCGTCATGCGTTGCCCACGTAGTTATGCGGCTTAGGTACGCCGCGCGTAATGCTGGCGTCTTCAGTTGCCCAGCTTGCGTCGAGAAGTAAATGCGTTCTAGAGCGGCCTTCGCTGCCGGATCTCGAATGATCCTACCAAGCGGCATGAACTCGCGCGCCGGATTTCCAGTGCGCAAGACATCACGCACGCGGTTAAGCAGATGCGTATCGTTTAGCGTGTGCCATACCATGTACTTGGGATTGCCAGGCGCGCCGATCGATCCCATGCGCTTGGCTGAGTTTAGCAAGTCTACAAGCCCACTACGCTCCGGTATGCCGTAACCCGTATAGATGGCTAGGGCTAGACCTCGCGCTTGCGCTATGCCTGCGAAATGGTCACGCAGAATGGCTATTGCGCCGGATTGTGTGGCTGATAGATTCCTGTATAGCGCGTCGGATAGCTTAATGCCATCTAACTGGATGTCCATTACGTCGCGCGCACTGACTGACTGCGACAGGATAGCCGATAAGCCTTGCGAGAACTGTTGATAAAAGCCAGATGCGAATTGTCCGGTTTCGTCCATAACCTTTGCCGCTATCATTTCTTGATTGATAGCAGCGCGCGGCGTCATGCCTCCAAGGATTGCTTCGACTATATTCTGGTAGGCTTTGTGTGCGAGTTGCCTGATATCATCGCTCAATTGGCGAAGTATGGCATCCTCTTGTTCGTGTGAGATCACGGAACGTTAATCAGGTAACAAAGAAATGGCGCGATTGCACCCCAAAGGATGAACCACGCCACAAGAAATAACAGAGGCTTGACAAGAGACTTTAATTCTTCCCGGTGACTGTTGCGCGGTAAGTCAATATGCGAGTACGACTTATCAGGACCGCAACGAAGTTCGGGAAGCATCGCATTATCTACGCTTTGGTTTTCACGTAGCGTACGGCAAGCTCGATACCCAATCGTGCGAGCGATTCGGTAAGGCCGAGTCCGATGACTTCCAATTCATCCAATACGCCATGACGCTTCGCAGCGCCTGAAGACTTTTCCTTTGCCCAGCGCTCTACAACGCCAAGGATTCGCTCAAAGACACCGGAACCGAGAACAATCGTTGCAAGGTACTTAATCGCGTACCCGATGACTACGTTTTGCATGGTATTGACCTGTTAAAGTGATTAACGTATCTATTGTAACATTCGAATCCTTGGTCAAAGATTTGTCCATTTCCTGTATAGCCTTCCAACATTCACCACGAAAAAGCTTCCGGTACATGAACTCAAAGCAATCGCCTTGTTCGTCTATAGTCGTCAGATAGTCGTCAACAGTGGTCATTTCCGTTTGCTCTGCGTAAGCGATGCGTTTGGATTGCTCATCGTGTGAATAACAGTTACCACGATTTGAACTAATGTAGTAATGCCGAGAGCAACCTGTGCGATATCAACGCCGGTGACGTGTACCTCGACTCCGAACTCTCGCGCAAGCCCAATCGCACCCGTAAGAAAAGCAGTGAGCAATGCGACTGCGTTTGCCCGGTTTGCCCATGTCTCTGAACGTGCAAGTTCTTTTCCAGACTGCAGCGCAGTATAAGCCGCCTCAAACTTATTGATAATGCCCATTTCAAGGCTCCGATAAAGTGGAACATAACTTTTTGTTGTTTAGATATGTCATTATAACATGCGCGAAGTGTGGTATAATACACTAAGGCTTTAACAGTGAGGCTTGCCTAAAGGAGTCTGGACGGTGACTGATAATATGACTGAAACACGGTTAGCGGTACTCGAATCAAAAGCCGAAAGGACTGAGAAAGACGTACAGACACTTAGCACGCAAGTAGCTATTCTGTCAGAACGTCTTGACCGTGGGTTTGCAGCATTATCAGACAAACTAGAAAAGACGAACGGCGAGTGGCTTCGGTCATTCAACGTGCATATCGCGGCAGATGCTGAAGCGGATAAAACGATCATTGAAAAGACTGCATCGATTCAGTCGTGGATACGTGGTGCGGTTATCGGTCTTGGCGTCATTCTTCCGTTGTTATCGTGGTTGGTTGATTCTGGATTATTGGAGCATGGGAAGTGAGTGACAAGGGTCCATTGAACGAACGCCGACAAGCGTTTATCAATGCTTACTTATCAAATGGCGGCAATGCTACTCAGGCAGCATTGACGGCTGGCTATGCCGAACCTACTGCGCACACGACAGGATGTAGGTTGCTTAAGGACGCGTACGTAAATGGAGAAATCAAACGGCGCATCGATGAACGGTTTAATGAACAGGTTGCATCAGCCGCAGAGATTCGCGCGTTCTGGACTTCTGTGATGCGTGGAACGATCAAAGAGACAGTCGTGGATCGTAATGGCGAGATAGCCGAGAAGCCGCCTGCGATGCGTGACCGCGTCAAGTCTGCCGAGTTGCTTGGAAAGTCTGGCGGCATGTTCTTGGAGAAGGTCGAACTAACAGGCGCTAATGGCGGTCCTGTTGCATTGATACTCAATGGCGACAAAATCGACCCAGACAAGCTCGGCTGGTAATCAGGTATTCCCTGATTGGATGATGCCGTTTCTTCCGGCTAAGCCGGATACACGGTACAAGATTGCATTCGGAGGGCGCGGTAGCGCAAAGTCATACAGCTTTGCGCGCATGCTTATTATCAGGGCTGTCGTTCGCCCGATTAGGGCGCTGTGTAGTCGCGAATTACAGAGCAGTATAAGCGATAGCGTTCACTCGCTCCTAAAAGACCAAATCAATGCGCTAGGTCTATCATCACAGTTCGATGTACAAGCACAGCGCATCTACTCGCGTGTAGGCTCTGAGATCATGTTCAAAGGGCTGCGCGGGATGTCTAACGACGCAAGTGCACTTAAATCATTGGAAGGTGTTGACATCTGCTGGATAGAAGAAAGCCAGTGCGTGAGTATGCAAAGCCTCCGAACCTTAACGCCAACAATCCGCAAGAAAGGCGCTGAAATCTGGGCAACGTTTAACCCAGACCAGGAGACAGACCCAATCTATACGCTTGCGATGAATCCGCCGCCTGGAAGCGTCGTGCGCAAGGTCAACTACGATGAAAACCCTTGGTTTAGCGAGACATCGCTAGAACAGGAACGCGCGTGGATGGAGCGCACCGATCCAGACGCTTACGCGCATGTGTGGCTTGGCGAATGCCGCAAGCATACCGACGCGCAAGTGCTAAAGGGCAAGTACATCATTGAAGCGTTCGAAACGCCAACGGATGTAGAGCGGTTCTTTTATGGTGCTGATTGGGGATTCTCGCAAGACCCTACGGCTATCGTTCGCTGCTTCATCCGAGACAACCGGCTTTATATCGACTACGAACAGTGGGGCATAGGCGTCGAACTGGAAGACCTGCCAGCAATGTTCGACCGCATGCCGGACGTTAGACGCTGGCCTATCAAAGCTGATGCAGCACGACCGGAAACGATTTCGTTTATGAAGCGGCGCGGATTCAATATCGCAGCGGCGCGTAAGTGGCCGGGAAGCGTTGAGGATGGAATCGCTTATCTACGCTCGTTTGATAAGATCGTAATACATGAGCGTTGCAAGCATGCTGCAGAAGAAGCAAGGTTATACTCGTACAAAGTTGACTCGAAAAGCGGTGATATTCTTAATGGTATAATAGATAAGAATAATCACGAAATCGACAGTTTGCGCTATAGCCTTGATGGCTATATCAAACCGCCGTACGACGGAAAACGAACGCTAAACGTTGGAGCTTTGTAGATGCAAATACTAGATACTACGCGATTTGCGTTTATAGCTGACGAACTCAATTCGTCTGGCGGATTTGCGCCTACGGTATCGGCAGATCTAAACGGATTGAATCCGGTCCTAACAAGCCCATCGTATCTCGTACGGTATCCTCGCGAGTCTGCCGAGAAGTACGCACGGCGCAATCAAGTAGCGTGGCATCGTGGGTTTATGCGTCCGGCGTGTCAACGGTTCGTCGGGTATCTATCGAAGAAGCCTCCAATGCGCGACCTTGGGCACCCCGCATACGACGCAATAGAACAGGATTGCGATTGGCGCGGTAATGACATCGATGTGTTTTGGAATACGTTTGCAGTAGAGGCTAAGGCACGCGGCTCAATGCTGTTGCTGGTTGATATGCCGCGTACACTGCCGTACACGCTAGGCGAACAACTACAGCAACGCAAGTTCCCGTACTTTGTAATGATCGCTCCTGAACGCGTGATCGAGTACGAGTTAGACGAACAGGGACGGTTCGATATCGTCGTTATCCGTGACTATGACAAGGACCAAAACCCAATATGGCGCGTATGGACGAAGGAAGCGTGGTGGATACAGCGACCGGGCGCTATCGGATCGGCTGGCGCAATCATCGAAGAAGGCGCGTATTCGATTGGCGTCAATCCAGTTCTAATGTTCACAGAAGCAGGCGATTTCCCTTGTTATGGCGACTTTGCACAGATAGCCGAACTATCCCGCAGGTACTTCAACTGCGCGTCTGAGCGTGACGAAATACTACGCTCACAAACGTTCTCGCTGTTGACATACCAAGTTCCGCCAGACTCGGCAGGGTTTGATGTCGGGGCAGTAGCCGAAGCAATCGGCACGAATAACATGCTTATCTATAACGGCGAGGGTCCATCGTTTATCGCGCCGGATAGCGGACCAGCGCAAGTGTACGGCGATGTCATGACCGCGCTAGAGGAA